GAGGAGATAAATTATATTTTTACAAAAGTTAACAAGATTTTACGAAATATAAGCGGTTTGTAAATTATACTGTAAACAAGATTTTAAAACTTGCATTATATTTTTTAAAATTTCCTTTAAATATCGTGTTTAAAACGTTGCAAATAGTTAACTAATTTTGCTATTATCTCCAGTAGCTCAACAATGAAGTGTTAACTACACAATTAAGAGCATTACTCTTAGAGACCATACGTTCTAGAGGGGCAACTCCTGTATGCTAAGAGAGTGCTCTTAAGTTCTTTTGGAGATAAGAACTATGGAACGCATCCGCTTTACCAAATCCCGCCTTAATGACCTCTTAGCAAGCAAGAGTGAATCCCCTGCCTTTAAGTACTTTACCGACCAAACAGGAATGACTGTGCAAGTGCGCACAACCCCTCGTGGCTCTACTATTCTTTTCATGTTCAAAAAGCGCCGCCATGGCAAGCTCTATGTAAAGAGCATCGGCGGTTATCCTGAAATGAGCTTAGATGATGCTCGTATTGAGTTTAATAGGCTCGTGGGAATGCTCATTCAAAATGGCTCTCTTGAGGATCCTGAGAAGAAGGAGGTTAAGAAAGTCTTAACTATGGGTGAGCTGATTAAAGAGTTCATTGAGTTCAAAGCCCCTAAAATCTCTGAGAAGACTTTGAAGAGCTACTCTTGCTATAGTAAGCATTTTGAGGCCGTCAAAGATGAGTTGATTACAGATATTACTGCTGTAACTCTCAAAGAGCGCATTTTTGATTATCTTTTAGATAAGCCTGGCATGCTCAATCAGTTGCGCACCATGGCTAAGTCTTTGGGCCAATATGCTTATGCAATGGAGTACACTGCCGTTAATCCTTTTGCTAAGCTTAATATGTTGGTAGATACTGCCAAGATTGAGCACTTTGCTACTTTTGCCGATGATGAGCTTGAGGCCCGTATTAGTGAGCTCTTTGAAAAGATTAAAGATGCTCCATTTGAGGTAAGAGCATTACTTCACTTTCACTTCTTAGTTCCATTGCGCAATGCTGAGGTGCGCTCTATTGAAGTAAGCCAAGTTATTGATGGCCAAACAGAGGTAACTGTGAAGACTAAGACCTGGGAACAGTTCACCATGCCTTTAAACACTCAAGCACAGCGCTTAATTAAGGTAATTACAGCCGTCAATAAGCAAGGCTATTTATTCCACTCTCCACGCTCTTTTAGCTCAATGATTCATCCAGGCCAAGCAAACAGATGGCTCAAGCGTTATGGTATTAATGACTTTGTTATTCACTCTACACGCTCTTGCGCTATGCAGTTTTTAGTAAAGCAAACTGACGTGAAAGAGACTGTGGCAAGCATGTGCTTAGCTCACAAGGTTGGTAACAAAACCGAGCAAGCCTATAATCGTGGCGAGTATTTGCAAGAGCGCCGTCACGCTATGCAACTTTGGGGCGATTTTGTTGAGAAGTGTGCAGGCAAAAACCTATTTTATTAGTTGCAACACGCCGCAAATATTGTACAATTCATCTATAATGAAATATTATTGTGCATTGAAATAACCTCCAAAGTATAGCAAGTAACATCTAAAGGTCGCTTAAGCGGCCTTTTTTATTGCCTAGAGAAAACCATGAGCCAAGATACTGCGATATATATCGCCTTAGGAATGATATTCTCATGGTTCGTGCAAATGCAAAAAGGAAAAGCAAGGCGCGAAAACTGGAAAGAACGCATGTGGACTTCCCTTACTTGTTCCTTTTTAACGGTCTCAATTTCATTACCCCTGCTAGAGTATTTCCCTCAAATCCCACAATCATGCACCTTAATCATAGGATGTCTAGTAGGCGCTATCGGATTTGATGGCGTGCAAAAACTTTTGACATCTATGCTATTAGATAAATTTGGTATTGATTTGAGTAAGACTAGCCACGGGCCTGAGATGCACGATGATAAAAAGACCAAAAACAATGAGGTGAAATAATGAAACCTAGTAACAAACTACGTAAGCTTCATGAAATCATGGAGGGCAAAAAGGCCAAGGCCTATAAATGCCCTGCTGGTGTTCTTACTATTGGCATTGGTCATACTTCTCAAGAAGTGATGCCCTTTACTGAAAAGAGCACATGGACAGAAGAAGAGATTAATCTTGCCTGGGAACTGGACATGCAAAACACTGTGGAGCTGGCAAACAAGGTTATTACTAAGAGCATTTCACAAGGTATGTTTGATGCCACTGTAGACCTTATTTTTAATTGCGGCTCTGGTTGTCGTACTTATCTAAATCTAGTAAATGGCCTTAATTATGACAGTGCAGAGGATGCTCTACTGCGTTGGATTCACGTGGATGGCGTGGCACAAGTAGGCTTAATTAAGCGCCGCTTTGCAGATTTGGCTTTATTCCGTGGTACTGATGATTGGGAAGAGATTGCAAGCTGCAATGCTACTGCCAAAGACATTGAGCCATTAAATAAGCTCATTGCCAAGATGGGGTACAAGGTATTTCCTGACAGCCACACAGGTTGGAGGGTTGCACATATTGATAGAGTGGGGAATGAAGTATGAGTGAGTTTACTTTAACCTTGTTCACTATCATTATAGTTGCGGGTTTCTTATGCATGGTAGCAATTTACAAGCGTGATTAGCATGTTTCCTTTTCTATCCCGTGATGCCATTAGTGTGTTAATAAGCGTGGTTACTATGAGCATACTATTTGGCATCTATCTTTATAAAGAAAAGAGCGACATGAAAGAGGCTTTTAACTCTGAATTAGAGCAAGTCACGGCACTGTATGATGAGCGCTTTGCAAAGCAAGAGGAATACTATGTGCAACTTAGGCAATCTATGGAGAGCCGTCAAGGTGAGCTTAGTGAGCTTGAGCATGTTGCTAACTCTTTGCGCATGCAGCTCAGCACAAGTGAAAGTAAAGAGCCTTCCTTGTCCTCAAATAGTGATAGACCCGACCCTGCCCAAGAGTTATGCCATAGACGGGTTAGAGCGTTGGAGCAAGCACTTAAAGAGGCTACAAATCTTATCCAAGAAAGAGACCAATGCGCCATTGATTACAACGCCTTATACAAGCAATGTAAAGGAGGAGTAAATGGAGGCTGAAATTACACAAGTAAAGAGACAGCCAAATCCTGGTAAGTTTCACAAGCCAATGCCTACCGATATAGTGCCCCTCAAAGAAAAATATGAACTTCTACAACGTGAGAATATAGTTTCAACTAAGGTTAGGAATGTTGACCTAATAGAAGATTCAGATTTTGAAAGCATGATGCAACGCTATGCTACAGATGAAGAAGTCGACCGCTTAACAATCTGTGATGCTTTTGGCATTAGCATTAATACTTTTGAGCGCTTAATCAAGCTACCCAAATATGCTGAGACCTGGAGAGCTGTCAAAAAGGCAAGGGCTGAATTACTGCTTAAAAGAAGTCTGCAAGTTGCTTATGAGCCTTATAGGGCCATTATGGACGGTGAATCCGTTCCGCCGCATTTAATTAAAGCTGCTCAACTCTTATCTAATCAATGTATGTCTCTTGCCAAGGTGATAGACCCTGAACTAACTCAAGTACAGGGCTCGGTAACTGGTGGAGCTCCTATTCAGATTCAAGTAAATACAGGCATCAATATTCCTGATGATTGATATGGACGTATTAGAGTTTGTAGATAGCCAAGATTATCTTGAGCAAGAACAAGAGCCTAATACTGCTGAGGTTGAGCATGAGCTTAAACTAAAAGCAAATAAGGCTAAAAGAGATAAGCTTGCTAAAGAAAAGCGTGAGCAAGCAAAAGCCCAAAAGGCATTAAAAGAGGAGAGTGCACCTAAGGTAGATATCTTTAATGGAGTTCCTGCAAACTTAAGCGGGCTATCTTTAGATATTGGCTTTACACCACGCCCTTGGCAAGAAGAGGCATTAAATCTTTTTAGTAAAGATGTAACTCAAGTGGTATTAGCAGTTCATCGCCGTGCTGGTAAGACCCACTTAGCTGCGGTAAAGCTTATTACTCATGCTCTGCAAAAACCAGGATTATATGCTTATATCCTGCCTGAGATTAAGCAATTTACCATTGTTGCATGGCCTGTGTTTCAACACTATTTAAAGCCATTGCAAAATGTCCGCTTGCCTGATGGCTCTAAGACTGACTTAGTCAAGATGAATGCTACAGACCACTCAATTAGCTTCTACAACGGCTCACAGATTAAGCCATTCTCTGGTGTTTATGGTGATTCAATCCGTGGAACAAAGCTAAGAGGTGCAGTCTTTGATGAGGTGGCACAAGTACCGCCTAAGACCTGGAGTGAATGTGCTGGCCCTGCCTTATCTGATACAAAAGATTCCTGGGTGTTATTCATTGGAACTCCAAACGGTATTGACCTTTTTTCCGAGCTATACGACCAAGGCCAAGACCCAAACTTACCATGGATAGCAAGTAAGAGATTTACCGTATACGAAACCAACGCTATTGACCCTAAAAAGCTAGAGCAACAGCGTTTGGGCATGTCTGAAAACTCATTTAGGCGTGAGTACTTATGTGACTTTGCTGCTAGTGCAGAAGACCAACTTATGAATGTAGAAGACGTTGAAAGAGCAATGCAGCGTTATCTAGATTTAAAGTTTCATGAGAGTGATTTTCAGAAAGAGCAAAGAGCCAATGTATTCATGGGTGTTGACGTTAGCCGCTTAGGTGATGATAGTTCAGCTATCTTTGTACGCACTGGCAATAGAGCTGAATTAGTGTACATGCAACGTGGTTTAGATACGACTGCCTTAGCTGATGCTGTAGTGCAGATGTACCGCAAATACAAGCCTGATGCTTTATACATTGATGGCACTGGCGTTGGTGGTGGTGTAGTAGACCAAGTAAGAGCATGTAACATTGAGTGCCATGATATTAACTTCTCTAGCAAGTCGACAGACCCAATGTATGCCAATAAGCGTACCGAGATTTGGGGCAAAATGGCTGAATGGATTAAGCGCCGTGGTGCTGTTAATCCTACTCTTAGAGATTTAAAAATAGACTTACCTGCCCCGCTTTATAAGAAAGATGAGCGTGGCATGATGGCCTTAGAAAAGAAGACTGAGATTAAAAAGAGAATTGGCCGCTCTCCAGATTTAGGTGATGCATTAGCCTTAACTTTTAGTGGCTTAGTTCCTGAATTTGATGTGCCTGACACTATCAAGATATCACGCCGCTATCATCAAGTAGCACAAGCTCCATTAAGTCCATTTGAACGATATGAAAGAGAAATCAATGAAAGAGGCAAACGACGCTCTAGAGGAGCTTACCAATTTACTTCCTAAATTAAAGAAGGCATGGGGTGAGATATCACAAGAGCCGTTTAATCCTGACTTAAACACAATCAAGTTTTTACTAGAGCATGGAGTGGGATTCTTTCACTCTGAAAGAGTGGGGTTTTATGGCTTTACTGTAGGCAAGCATCTTCTTACTTCTGTAAATCGTGCTGACGTTGTCACTGTATATGTCTACCCACAATACCGTGGAACATTAGCCGCCCGTCGCTTGATGAGCAAGCTATTTAAACACGCAAAAACAGTAGGAGCTACCGAGGTATATTTTGCAGTTCCGACTGAGCGTGAGAATGTTTTGTCATGGTCTAACAACTATGGCCCGCCAATAGATTTTGTATTCAAGAGGAAACTATAAATGGGTGCTGCAATTGTAGGAGCATTAATTACAGCTGCTGCCACGGTGGCAAGTACAGCGATGAACAACAAGGCACAAAAGCAAGCTGCCGATGTGCAATCAAAAGCTCAACAAGCTGCGATGAAAGAGCAAGCAAGGGCAAATAGCCAAGCTCAACAAAACACTAATAGAGCTAATGCTAACAAGGTTGATGCAGGTGCTATTTTAGGTGCTATTTCTCAAGGCTATACAGGTAACCTTACAAGCTCTAATGGTGTAGATAAAGGTGGCTTATCTTTAGGTACATCAAGTTCCTTAGGTACATTAAATACATTAAGTAGAAGTAACCCGCTTGGCTCAGCTGGAAAGCTAGGAGGCAAGACCAATGGAAAACTTTTCTAAAGCCACTGATAGAGAGCGGCGTGATTACCTTCTACAACGCTATAGTGCTCTTAAGGATATTAGAGCCCCGTATTTAAAGAACTGGCTAGAGATTGTTAAATACATAGCGCCGTATTCTGGTTGTTTTCACTTAGAAGACATCACAGCTCTAAGAGACCAAAGATATATCTTAGATAATAAAGCTGCCCGCTGCATTGATGATTTAGTAGGTGCTTTAGGCTCATATGCAACCCCAAAAACACTGCCATGGTTTAGATTAACTGGCGATACTGAGGAAAGCCGCTATGACCATGCTGCGCAATTGTGGTTAGGTCAGGTGCAATCAGTGCTTAACAGCGTGCTATTTAAGTCTAATACTTATGATTCATTGCATGCTATCTATAGGGATTTATGCGTTTTTGGTACAGCTGCAAGCATCATGGTAGAAGACCCTGTAAGAGTAGTACATCATCATGTATTGCCTGTAGGTTCATTCTGTATACAAAATGACAACAATGGACAGGTAAGCACCTTATATAGAGAGTTTGAACTCACAGTAGCACAAGCTGCCCGTGAGTTTGGTTTAACTAATCTTTCTAAGAACATTAAAGAGGCATACGACCAAGGCAACTTAGAGGCTAAGTTTAAGTTCTTACATGCTATTGAGCCACGTGAGGACAGAAATCTTAACTCAAGTAGCAATCTTGATATGGCCTGGGCTTCTTACTATGTAGAGCTTGGTAATGACAAAAAGGGCATCTTAAGAGAATCAGGTTATCCTTATTTCCCTTGTATTGTTCCACGCTGGGATATTCATGGTAATGAGCCATACGGAATATCACCTGCACTCTTAGCACTTCCTGATATTAAGAGCCTCATGCATATCACGCTTAGCAAAGCCAAGATGGTTGATATAATGATTGAGCCTCCATTGCAAGTACCACTAAGTGCCCGCCAAAATCCAGTAAGTTTATATGCTGGCTCTGTTAACTATGTGCCTACCACTGGTAACGACCAGTCAATTAAGCCAATCTTACAGCAAACTGGTAGTTATGAAGTAGTTTCTAATGAAGTGGACAAATTGCATCAGAGAATTGAGCAAACATTCTTCCACGATATCTTTTTCATGCTGCAACAATTTGCCACTACAAGAAAGACAGCTACAGAAGTAACTGGCTTGCGTGAGGAAAAGATGGCGGTATTAGGCCCTGTAGTCGAGAGATTACAAAGAGAGTGCCAAGAGCCATTAATTAATGTGCCATACCGAATCTTAAGGAATGCAGGTGTAATACCTGACCCGCCTGCAAGTTTACTATCTACCTTAGGAGGTAAAGAGTTTGAAATCAAGTTTGAAGGATTACTGGCTCAAAGTCAGAGAGCGATGGCGATTGCGCCAACCGCCGAATTTATTGCAACCATACAAAGCACTAGCGCTTCACTGCCTGATGCTATTTATCGTATCGATATTGATGGACTCGTGGATGTACTGGCTGATCTCTACGGCATTAACCGCACTATTCTTAGAGACAAACAGGCTGCAGATCGTATACGACAAGAAGTAGCACAGCAACAGCAACAGCAACAAGATTTAGCTGCTGGTGAATCCATTGGTAACACTATTAACACATTAGCACAAGCTCAAAAGGCTGGAGCTGATGCAAGCTTAGCTACTACCCAAATGGATGGAAGTAGTTTAATGGGGCTGTAGTATGGATCCATTTGAGAAAGAACTGACCAAAGAGCGAGAGCAAAGGAAGGTTCAAGAGCGTGCTAATCGATTAGAGCATGGCATTAAAGAGCTAATGCAAAATGACTTGTTTTTGCGTTTTGTAAAAGAGCTTAGTGTTTTGCAATCTATCGATGATGCCCGCTGTTTTGATAATGCTTTAGCCATGTCATACAACAATGGCCGCCGCTCTATCATGGTGGAAATAAAGGGACTATTCACTAATGAGCAATGGTCAAAGATTATGGAGTTTAATTTAAATGTCCGACCAAATTAACCAACACCCAATGAGTGATGCTGCTGGTGCAGAGGCGGTAAATAATGCTGCGACCACAGCCGAGCCTCAAACACCTATTGCGACAGAAACTGCCAAAACACAAACTAGTGAAAGCCCTGAAACTTCGAAAGAAGAGCAGGGCTTTTCTCCTGAGGGCGGCGTGTTAGATGTTTACAACCAAAGTACCGAGGCTCCACTTGAATATCACTTCACTGATGCTAATGGTACAGAGGTAAAGAGCGAGACTGCCAATATCATTGCAGGTATGGCTAAAGACTTAAAGCTCACACAAGAGCAAGCTCAAAACTTCTTTGCTAATAGCATGGGTGAAAATGGAGCTATTACCAAGCTCAATACCGAGGCTTTAAAAACCTACAATGAGCAATGGGCAAAAGATATTACTAGCGACCCTGTATTAGGTGGCAACAACTTAGCTACTACTAAGGCCAATATTAGTCGCTGTATGGCTTTTGCTGATGATGATCTCAAGGGACTTTTAAAAGATGCAGGCCTTGGCAATTACCCGCCATTAGTACGTTTCTTAAATAAGGTAGGTGAGCGCCTTGGCTCTGATACTAATTTCATTGGTGGGGGAACACCTGCAAAGGCTCAAACTAATGATTCCCCTTATTCGTTCTTATCAGAAGTCTACAAAGACTTTAAATAAAGAGGTGTTTAAATGGCTGCAAAATTCCCAACAGCTCAGCTAAGAACATTGACCGATATTACCCAACAGGACTATGAGGAGAATCAAACTCCCGAGGGTCAATATATTGGCAATGTTATTAACGTTTTAGCAACTACCAACAAAATCTTACAAGACATTCCATTCTTGCCTGCAAACTATGGCATGGATAAGTTTTGGCATAAGATTGTAACTTCTTATCCTAAGACCTATTGGGCACGTTATGGCCGTGGCATTCCTCCTTCAAAAGGCACTTTTGCATCAGTAGAAGAGACCTCTGGTAAGCTTAAATCTACTTGCCAAGTTGAAAAAGAAATGGCTGATGATCGCTCTGGTGGTAATGCTGGTGCACGTTACCAACTTATTCTTGACCAAGAAAAGTTGCATATGGAGGCCTTAGCACAAGATATGGCACGTCACCTTTTCTATGGTGATAAGAAAGTTACTCCAGAGGCTTTTGATGGTTTGGCTGTGCGTTATAGTTCTTTATCACCTGATGAGCCAAGCTCAAAGAATATTATTGACTGTGGAGGCACTGGCAATAACTTAACTTCTATTTGGTTAATTGCCTGGGGCGATGGTTGCCATGGTTTCTATCCTAAATTTGGCCAAGCTGGTGTAACTGCCAAGCACTCTACTCAATTCTTACCAGACCCTGACGGTTATCCTATTGAGTACTATCACACTGAATTTAAGTGGCAAATTGGTTTAGCAATCCCTGATTGGCGTAAGGTTGTGCGCTTGGTTAATATTGATGTTGACCAACTCATGTCGGGCCAAGGCATTGGACAACCTGACTTATCAAAACCAGGCAATAACAATTTAATCATGCGTTTAAACCAAGCTAGGAGCTTACTTGATAATGTACGTAAGCCTAGTGACCGTGTCTTCTGGTATGGCAATAATGATGTGCAGTCTGCATTAAGTGCACTTGCATTACGTGAAAATTCTAAGGTAGTGCGCTTTGAGCAAACTACTAATGCTTTAGGTGCAGTTCCTGACTTAAATGCTTTTGGCATTACATTTAGACAGACTGACGCATTATCATCTCAAGAAAACCGTCTAACAGTTTAAGGAGGGCGTTATGCCATATGTAGCTGATGATGATTTCTTATCTGAAAAGCAAGTGCTAGATAAGAGTTATTACTCTAAATATAGCCGTGATTTATTATCGGCCCGTGACTGGGGATACCGCAAAACCCCACTTTACATTAACTTCATTATCTTAGGCCCTCATGAGAAAGACCTAACTATTGATATTGTGGTTCGTGAGAATGAGAAGTCGCCTGATACTATTATCTCTTCAAAAAGTTTAGTGAAAGCTGAATTAGTGCGTGGCAAGTCATTCTCTATGCTTATCCCGCCAATTGATAAGAAGTATCGCTACTTAGCTGTTCATTACAAGGTTGAGGGCATTGCTGCGACTGCTGACCCAAGCACTGGACAGACCTGCCCTGTAGATCCATTCTTAGATAATCCTGCCGATTTAAAGAACGGCATTACAGCCTATCTAAGTCATAACTTTGTATGTACCGTGGAATACCCACGGGCCAATACCGAAAAGGTATATACATCTTAAACAACCTGCATATTTGCAGGTTTTTTATGTCCAAAAGCGGGGTAATAGTCATGCCACAAGTTGAGAGCAAGCTTAATATTTGCAATAGGGCCTTATCTTTAATAGGTCATAACACCTTAATTAAGAGCTTAGAAGAGCCCTATGAAAATGTTGAGGCTCGTTCATGTGCCCGATGGTTCCCCGCTTGTTTTAATGAGTGCTTAGCAAAAGGCCAATGGAGCTTTGCACGCCGTGATGAGGTATTGAATGATGATTACTTAACAGACTTTACTTCTTTGCCATGGAAACATACTTATAGGCTGCCTGAGGATGTGGGGAACATCTATTCACTAGCAAGAGCGCATGCTAGCTCAAAGATTGAGAGCATAGGCACACAACGTGGTTATGAGCGTTTTGCACTGCGTAACATTGATAACGTATTGCACTTAGCAACAGATTTAGAGCCTGGCTTTGTGATTAATTACCAAGCCAATGAAGTAGAGCTATCAATCTGCCCGCCTGTGTTTATTTCGGGGTTAACTTACTTACTTGCAAGTAGGCTAGCGCCTGAACTAGTTAAGAGTGAAATAGGTCTTACTATGGGTGTTAAGTTCTTAGAGTTATCTAACCAAGATTTAGTATTAGCAGCATATCAAGATGCATCACAAGGTAGCTACTCACAGCGTAATGATGTAATTCCTATGAGCATTAGAGCAAGGTGGTAAGATGGGTTATAAGGTTTTTCAAAACAGCTTCTTAGGTGGTATTGTCTCCCCTGCACTACTTTCAAGAGTGGACTTACCAGACTACCAACAAGGAGCGATGGAGATAACTAACTTTCTTATCAATCCACAAGGCTCAATTACAACCCGTGGTGGTTTTAGATATGTTGCACCAGTAAAAGAGCATGGACACAAGGTGCGCTTAATCCCTTTTAGATTTGCATCTAACCAGACATTAGTATTAGTGTTTGGTCACTTCTGGATGCGGATTGTTACTGAGGGCAAAGTATTACTTGATGGTGACAAGCCTTTTGAGATTAGTACTCCTTACAGTGAAGAAGATATCTTTAATCTTGAGTACACACAAAATGCAGACATTATCACTCTAACTAATCCTAACCACTCACCTAAAGAGTTAAGGCGTTATGGTGCAACAGATTGGCGCTTAGTAGATTGTGTATTCTCTCCAAAAATTCAGCCTCCTACAGAGGTTACAGCAACAGCTTTTTATCCGTCAGGAACAGATGCGAGAGATCAAGATGTAGTTACTGCTACTTATGTGGTTACTTCCATTGATGCTGATGGAAAAGAAAGCGTGGCTTCTGCAACATGCTCAACAGAGTGCAATTACTATTTAACTGGAGGCTCTGTTCAAGTTTCTTGGCTGCCTGTAGAGGGCGCTCAGCGCTATAGAGTATACCGTGATGTATCGGGTGTTTTTAGCTTCTTAGGACAGACGGAAGGCACTCTTATCACTGATTTAGGTGATAATCCTGATACCACTTGCACGCCGCCACGATATGATGTTGTTTTTGCATACGCTAATGGCATTAAGTCAATAGATGTGCTTGATGGTGGTAGTGGCTACTCAAATTCCGATAACAAGGATGATAATGTTATTTGGATTAATTTCTTACCTGTCTACTACACTGAATGTAAGGACGCTAATCCTGGCCAAGTAGAATTGCCGCAAACTTCTTTCTACTGGACTGTTACTTTTATTAGTCCAACAGGTCAGCAATATGAGGGACGTGTTGAAAATGCTGTTCAGCTTGGAAACAACGGCGGTTCAGGTGGTAAAGAAAGGGGCGATATCGCTTGCAACAAATATAATCCAAAGAAAGGATTTCCAGTTTCATTTAAAGGTACAGTTCCTAAAATTGATGGCTCTTGGAAGGTTAAAAGTGGCTGGGGATGTGAGGGCAATATGTGGACATGCCGCCCTACTCAAACATCACAAGCTTTTAATAATGCTAATGCTAATGCCCACGCTGCGTTAAGCTCTTGGGAATCAATTAGTAAATATAACGATATGTTTGAGGGCCCTGGCATTAGTGCTCATATGTTGCTTAATCCAGAGGGTGCAACTAACGAAAAGTTAGACTTAGAAATTACTATTGGTACAGGCGCAAAAGCACAAGCCACTGCTATTAATGGTGTTATTAGTTTTGTAACCATTCTTAATGCTGGTAGAGATTATTCCTCATCATCTCAAGTTACTGTTAAAGCAAAGCGAGGAAGTGGTGCTAAGTTTAAAGTAAATATCTTTGGCAAAGATGATTACGACTACCCAAGCGCTAATACTCAATATGACCAGAGAAGAGTATTTGCAGGCACTTATAATAATCCAGTAAGAATCTTAATGACTAATGCAGGTCAGCAGGATTTAATGATGCATCACCTGCCTACCATGGCTGATGATCGCATTAGTTTAGAGGCTGTTACTTCTGATGCAGACCGTATTATCCATGCGGTGGCACTTGATAGCTTACTTTTATTCTCACGCTCTGCTGAATTGCGTGTCTTTACTCAAAACTCTGATTCCTTATCGCCTGATTCTGTAGCTGTTCGTGTTCAGTCATATGTAGGAGCAAACCAAGTACAGCCTATTATTTGTAATGCAAATGTACTTTACGCAGCATCACGTGGTGGCCACTTACGTGCCCTTAACTATACCTACTCAGCACAAGGCTATGAATCTGCCGATTTATCCTTAATCTGTCCACAGCTTTTTGATAACAAGGAGATCGTGGATTTAGCACTTAGCAAATCACCAATTCAGCTTGCATGGGTTGTTTCAAGTGATGGCAAGTTAAATGTGCTTACCTATTATCCTGAACAATCAATTAAAGCATGGTCAGTTTTTGAGACTGATGGCAAGTTTGAAAGTTGCTGTGTGGTAGCTGAGGGAATTGAAGATCATCTTTATGTAGTAGTTAAACGTGAGGTTAATGGTAAAGAGGTTAGATACATTGAACGACTTGAGTATATTAATATTCCTAACAATGATGATTGCCGTCAACTTGATAGCTTTATCGACAACACTAATGTGCTTGTGTCTGAAAATAAATCAGATGAAATGACCTTAACAGGACTTGAGCACTTAGAGGGAAAAATGGTGGTGGCTTTTGCTGATGGTGTGCCGCATAAACCTGAACAAGTGGTCAATGGTTCTATTAAAATCGCTCAAAACGGCGCTAAAAAAATCGCTGTTGGAATCCCTTATAAATCAAGGCTTGTAACGGTGCCACTAGCTACAACAGAGGCACAAGCAAGCATGCAGGGCTCAATTAAGAATCCAAGTGCCATATTTTTACGCACTCGTTTTGATGGTGACGTGTTTGCAGGTTCATATAATTCTGAAAATTCAGAAAGTGAATTATGGAAAATTGATAGAGAAGATGTCTCTAACAAGAAGGGACTTCTAAAAGTTGCTATTTCAAGTTCCTGGGAATTTAATGGCCAATTAGAAATTGTACATAAGAATGCATTGCCATTAGAGATTACTGGCATTGTTGGTGAGTACTCATATGAGGGGTATAAGAAGTAATGGCAAAGCAACAAGATTTTAGCAAGTCCGAAACTAAGGGCTCTAAAGAAAGTGAGAGCGGGTTATCTAAGATTAACCCTGCTTACATGATTGGTGCAGCTTCTGCCTTATCTGGCATTACTGCCTTATTAACTCAAAGAGGCAAGAATGCACAGATAGACCGTGAGGCAAGTGCTCAACTAAATCAAAAGCATGCTGCAATGCTTAATGAGCAACTGGCAAACTTGGCTATGAGAGAGGCTTATTCCTCAGGTGCTTATCAAGCTATGATGCAGGGCTTGCAAGATGCACAAGTAATTTCACAAACAAGAGCATCACGTGCTGGCTCTGGAGTTCGTTTAGGTGTTGGTTCAGCTAAAGAGATTGAGGCAAGTCAGAGAATGAGTGCTGCCATGAATCAAATCCAGATTCAAAAGCAAACCACAGCACAAGCAAACAATCATCTATTAGAGGCATCAAATTACAGAGTGCAACAAATCATTGCACAAGGTAATGCAGATGCTGCTAAGGCTGCAAAAGTTAACCCACTATTAAGTGGCATAACGGGAATTATTTCTTCTGCCGTCCAATATGACAACTTATGGCAAGATGGTGGCAAGAATAAGAGTGCGCTATTTGACTGGGTTAACAAGTATTTTTAAAGGTGGTTTATGGCTAGTTTACTTACTCCTACTGTTGGGCCTGGAAGTGGCATTACAAACAGAGTTAACAGCTTTGAGCAAAACTTAGGTTACGTTGACAGAGTTCAAAGAACAACAGAGAACGGCTTAAATGAGCTTAATGCTTTAGCTAAAGGTGTAATTAGCATGCGCTTAGCTGCGCATAATGCAGCTAATGATGCACGTATTACTGATTACTCTTTACGTCTACAACAAGAGCATTTAAATGTACTCAATGACTTAAAGAGCAAGACCAACAAAGATGCTATTGATGCTCGTGAGAGTGTGCTTAAGTCTTTTGATGAAATACAAGAGCGCTTAGGAAGTGAACTAAAAGACCAAGACCCTTATGTGATTAATAGCTTTAATGCCAAGGCAAAAGAGCTAGCTTTTAGAGCACAGTCTGAGGCTGATGCTTATATCGTGGAACAAAGTGTTAAGTACAGAGATTCACAAAGAGCTGCGCAATTAGACAACCTCTATGAGCAAATGGCAATGAACTTTGATAATCCTGTGCTTTTCTCCAAAGCTAGAGAAGAGTTTGAGGCTGCCCGTGCTCAACAAGATGATGAACTAGGTATTGAGCCTGGTTCAGAAATGAGCATTCAAAAAACCATGAAGTACACTGATGAGCTTTATACCAATGAGGCTATAAGGCTGATTGGACAAAAGCGCTTTGGTGAGGCTGATAAGATGCTAAAAGGCGCTGCTCAAAATGGTTTGATTAAGGCTGATAGTTATAACAAGCACTTAGCAAACTTACTTGCACAACAAGAGGCCGCTGCCCGTCAAGCTGAAATGGACGCTCAAAGAAGAGCAAACTTTGCTATGGCACAACAGCGCCACGTGGAACAAATGCAGACTGAGCAACTCAAGCAAGAAAAGCTTAAGCGAGAGGCTCAAGATGATTTTTACAAGCGCATGTATAGCCCGCTTCCTGAGTATGAGCGCAACGCCATGTTAGCAAGCCGTGTGCAGACCTTAAAAGATAATGATGTATTTAAGTACTCTAATAAGGTTGTAGTAGATGAGGCTACAGGCTTAGAAACAGTTATGACAGTAGCCAATACTCCACAAGTGCAAGAACAGCTTATCGCAATGCAAGCACTTCAAGACCAAAGAGAATTTGAGCAATCAAGAACAGTTAGCGGCATGGTTGAGCGTGATTCTTTTAATGCCTTAGCACAAGCTGCCGCTCAAGGTAATGGCGATACAGTTTTAGAGCGTGCTGATGATTACTTGCTGACACTTCCTGATGGCCCTGAAAAAGAGTTATTGGCAAACTCTATTTCATATATTCGTAATGGTGGTTACAAAGAAGATGAGATTGAGGGCCGTATGAAAATGCAATACGACCTAAGCAAGCCTACTTCAACAGCCTTAGCTAAGAATGTAGTTAGCGACATGAATCTAAATGAAATTCCTCAAACACAAGATGGTAAGGTAGATTCAATTGCACTAAGGGCCAAGATTGGTAAAAAGGGCATTAGTAATTACGATGTATTGGCTATTAACAAAGAGGCTCAAAAGAAGATTGATGCCCAAAAGAAAGTTGATACTTCTTTGTTTGAGAGCAAGCCTTATCTTAATGTTCGTAAGTCCACTATGACCACAGTTGCTTATAAGATGCTAGATGATGATTTACTTAGTGATGAAGTCTTTAGCTTTGATTTAGATGATGGCTCAAGTTCAGATCCAGAGGATAGAGAGAAATATGCAGCAGGTCAGCATGTACTACAAAAGGTTATAGAGGAATTAGAGCGACGTGTTAACAATGCAGGTTTAGCAACAGCAGAAGAGCGTCAGCGATATTTTATTAGCTTAGTAAACAATGCAAGCACTAAAGAGCTATTTCTCAAATATGCACGTGATTACACTTATGATGTAGGTAAGATGAGTGTAGATGAGCTTAATGCTTATGATGATGAGCGTATTGAGAATTGGAAAAAGGGGCAATAAATGAGCGGTGATATCACAGTTACTTTAAAGGATGGTACTCCTTATACTATTACTCCACAGATGCAAAAGGAGTATTTGTTTGATGATACAGCTCCTAAAGCCTTCCCTGATGCTAATAGTAATGATGGCAATTACTTTGCACAAACTTTTGCTAATCGTGGCATAGATTTATATGGTATTAGCAAGCAAGCAAGTGATAATGCTGCGGCTTATCCACAAGCTATCTATACACCTGCAAAAGATACTAACTCATACTTCTATGAGCAAGAGTTTCAAAAGCAATTAGATAGTGAGTTGCAAGATGGCTTATTAGTACAGTATCAAAGTGATAATGCTGAGACTAAGAGCCGTGCTGCTGCCAAGCTTGCTATTAATCAGTACTTAAATGAAAAAGACCCAAACCGCATCCAAGCTAATGCACAAGCTATTGAGTTAAAGATAAGAGAGGCTCAAGAAAGCTTAGGCCGTGAGTTAAGTCCAGAAGAGATTCAGCTTTACACTCAAATTCATGCCGAGCGCATTATTAATGATACCTTAGATGATGTAGGCGACAACTTGCCATTAAACATGCTTGCTAATCCTAAGGTGCAAGAGCTCATGGATAGCGAAACACTCAAGGTATTAACAGGCAAGTGGCAAGCTGACCATCCAAGACCTACAGGCTTTTTTAGTGATATTAAAGCTGGTTGGGCACGTACTAGCGCATTAGGTGATTTAAAGAGCAGAGAAACTAAGATTGCTATTTCTAATCACTTTGCTGATAAGTTAGACAAAGAGCTTTATGAAGGTGCAGGTGATTTAATTCGCTCTAGTGAAAAGCCTAAGAACTGGGAAACCTTAGTAACCGAGCAAAACATCATTGATATGATTCATGGCACAGAGGGCGGTATTGGCTACAAAACTGGTGAGGTAATGTCTGGCATGCTGTCACCTTACTTATCACTTGAGGGTGCTGCCGCCTTATCAGTTGCTGCCATTACTAGAAATCCAACAGTTGCAAAGATGGCTTTTGGAAGTTTAGAGGCTGCTGATTACTTTGGCACTAATGCTTTTGATATTGCCTATCAAGCTGCGCAAATTAATAAGGACTTACAAAACGACTTCCAAGGCGCTATTGTTGAGGCCGCTCCAGAGGCTGCCGCTGGTGCTTTAATGGAGGCTGTAGAGGGTGGCTTTATTATTAGTGGTGGTATTAAAGCTGGTAGCAAGATTGTTAACTCATTACGTAAGAATGCTAAAGATGCTCCAAGTATTAATAAGGCTGATGGTATTTTAGCTGATAAGATTGAGGCTAATAGTCAGAAGTTTAGAGATACAGCCTTAGGTGGACTAATTGAGGGTTTTGCAAAAGCATATCCACAAGCTTTTGCTACTCAAGCATTAACTACAGGTGTACAAGGTGCATTAACTCAACATGGCATTAATCGCTTAGCTGGAGTTGATGAAAACTTAGGTGATGCAGGTATTAAAGCTGTAAAAGATAACCTTGGTACCATTGCTGTTTTATCCTTAATTCCTGGCGGCTTATCAGGTATTAGCTATGCAGTTAAGAACAAGAATATAAGTTCAGCACTGCAAGAGCATTCAGACAGATTAGAATCTGAGGCTATGGCTACTAGTGCCCCAATCTCTGATATTTCACCTGCTGCGGCTGAGCAACTATTCTCTATGCTTGGTGATAAGCAATATAGATTTAGTGCTAGCGACATTGTGCAAAAGTACAAAGAGCAGGGCATGAGCCGTGAGGAATTTTTACAGCGCTTTGAAAAGCAAGAAGGTGACTTTAAGGACTTAGAGGAATTAGCTGCAAGCGGTGGTGATATTGTCATGAGCAAAAGCCACTGGGATGCCTTCTATGCTAAAGATTTAGCTGATGGTAAAGGCGAGGCTTATGAGTTTTTAAATCCATTCTTACGCTCTGATAAAACTGATGTTAGCTTGGATGAATTAAAGGACAAATTAACCCCTGAAAACTTAGCTCAATTTAGGCAAGAAGTTTTAGACAGTGTTAAAGATGTCCAGATAGCTGATAGCTTAGAGGGTTATATTCGTGCTGACATTACTGCCAAGTTACGTGATAACAAGATAGGTAAGGCAAGCTTAAACGAATACTTAACAGCTTTGCATGCTAACTTGTTTCACTCTTTGCAAGAGAGCACTGGTATTGATGGCAAAGTACTTTATGACACTTACAAGTCAGAGTTTAAGAGTACAGGAGAGATATTAAACTTATCAGGTAAAGAGCGTGCTGAGGATAATATCACTTCTAAAGGCGGCATGTATGATACTAAGAGCAACACTTATATCTTAGCTGATGAGGCTGGTGCTGTTACTGCTGTTCATGAATTTGGCCATGCTTTGCTAACTACTCTTAACAAGATTGCCAATGATGCTGACTTTAAAGGCGATAAGAGTAAGGTTAAGAAGACACTTGAGGATTTAAAGAGTGTTTTAGGCTTTAGCAAAGATGCACCGATAGATGAAAAGATGCAAGAAAAGTTTGTCGCTGCCATGCTTGGTTCAATCCTTACAAAGCCAAATCCAAAAGCTTCTAAGGATGTACAGACAACTAAAGATAGCATCATTACCACAGACTATGGCAAGCTTAATCCTTTATTAGATAAGATGCGCCGCTCTATGGCTATGAGCCTTTATTCTACCTACAAGGACTTAAAGAAAGAGTTAGATGAAAAGGTAGCTAAAGGTGAAAAGATTGATGTAGCACAGCGCTTAGCTATTGAGGAATACAAGCAACGCTTTGGAGATGAGAGCTTTACTATTACTCCAGAGATGCAAGACTTCTTTTCTAAGCACATCTTAGGTAACTTAGCATATGAACAACATGTTCAGTTAGCTGGCTTGCATGGTATCTTTGATAGCAGTGTACTCAAAGAGCACTTTCCAGAGTATGGCGAGCTTATTGATGATTTAAATGCACAGACTAACAAAGCTTTAGATAACTTACGCACTAGCCATGAGCAATTTCAAGAAGTAATGAACAAAGCCATGGTTATGAGCAATGAAGAGCTTGATAACTTCAAGAAAGAGTTAACAAGTGATTTTAAAGCTGCCAATGAGCAAGTAACTAAGTTTGATGAAACTCTTAAGAAGAGCATGGAAAGCAAGCGAAAAGAGTTTATCAAGTCATTAGATACCAAAGTTATCAAAGAAAAGAGGCTAGAGGCTATTGGTCAAAAAGCCTATGATGCTGTAATTGCTAAAGCTGAAAAAGCTTTTAACAAAGAGCAAAAGGGCAAATTAGCCGATAACATTGATGATTTTAACTTAGACTTTAGACGCTACTCTATTGCCTTATCTAGCTTGCAAAGAGCTAACAAGATGGCTCAAGAATTTAATCTTGATGGCCCTCCAAGTAAGGAGCAAGTAGCACAGTTAAATGAGTTTGTTGCTTCCCTCAAACGTCCAGAAATATCCTATGGACAACCGCCGCATTTTCAAGTACAGTTTACTGAAAATGGATTAGTTCATGTCGAGCTTAATCATCCTTACAAAGATTTATTCGAGCAATTAGCCAAGCGTGATGAACAAGGAAACATCATCACAGTTAAGTCTAAAGTCAATCGCTCCTCCCCTGCCTACGATACCTTTGAATTAGACCAAAACGCCGTCAAAAATCACTTTGCATCTGTTACTTCTACAAGCAAGTTCACGCCTGATGAATCAGTGCGTGCTGAGGCTAATGCTGCCAAGAAAGAGGCTATAGATAATGCCTTAGCTAATAGTGATGCCATGCTGGATACTGAAATTAATCGCATGGCTGATGAGCACATGGAGCAAATCAGAGGCGATGTAGTTAAAGAAGTTGAGGATAAGCTAGGCTTTAGCGCTGATAGCTCTTATAACAGTAATCTCAATCAGCTCATGGCTTGTATTGATGCAGTAAGAAGTATTAGAGCCAAGGCTGATAAAGCCAATAAGATGCAACAGCAGGAATACAAGAAACTTGAATCAAGTGCATCTTGGAAGGTGCTTGAGTACTTTAGAGGTGATGGTAATACTACTGATAAGCTTAACTATGATGATGCTGTAAGAGTATTAGGCCAAGACACTGCCCAAAAGCTTCTTAATCAAGGTGCTGCCGCTTTAGATGGTGAGATTACTTTTGATAGATTTGGCCAAGATGGCCCGCTTGCTAGCTTGTTAAATAGCATTGATAGCAAGATTTTAAAGCAAGTTGAGCGTGAGGCTATGGAGCTTGCTCAAAGTGGACTTGGCAAGAAGATGGATAAGGCACAGTTAGAGCAATTAAAGCCTACTGCCTTAGGTGCTGTTATTGCACGCAAAATGACAGAGTATGGCAATAAGAATGCTCATACTATTGTGCAAGAGCGTGTAATGCACCGTATCTTAAACGAATCTAACAAGTTTATCTTAGATGCGTTAAAAGATAATCCAACCATTCAAGCTTTAGTGTCTCATGCTTTTGATAGGGTATCTAAAGCAGAGCGTAATCTTTTTAACAAGATTAGCAAAGAGATTAAGACCCACTCTGACACAAGTATTAAGAGATTATCTGATGCAATTCTTGCACGTACTGCCATTAGTGATATTAGCATCTTTAGAATGACCCGTGCCGCTGGCAAGGCTAGAGATAAGGCCTATAGCTTGGCTTTTGACTTAGCAAAAGGCCCTGACCATATGGCCAAGATTGCTGACCAACTTAATCTAAGTGCCGTGCTTAATAAGGCCATGCAAGATAGTGCTACTAGATTAATGGCGCTTGATAAGAAGATGGAGGATATCTCCACTTTCTTAAAGCGTGGTAATAAGAAAGTAGCTGATAAGTATGACCTTAACACAGTCCTTGTAATGCGTGTTATTGCTTCTCGCATTGGTATTATTTCTGATACAGCAGGCACAGAGGCTAAGAGATTACTGGACAACAATGCACCAGAGGGTATTAAGAAGTTACTTGATGGGCTTGGTAAAGATGAGCGCTTTACTGGCTACTACAAGAATCACACTATACCTAAGCTTGAGGCTGCCATTCTCTATCTTGATACGCTTAAGACACAAGCTAAGAACATCAAAGCTACTGCCAAATCTATTGAGCAATTAAAGTTTGATGAAGAGGCACGTGCCATTACTGACAGATTAAGCCGCTCAAAAAAGGCAAGCGTTGCTTATAAAGAAGGTGATGGCCAAAGAAGTTGGAGTGCTGACCCACTAACTAAAGCACAAAGATGGATTGGTATTACTTTTAGAACTTACCTTGTAAAGATGGAGCAATGGTGTAAGAACATTGACCGCTCCGACAATGGCCCAATGCTGCGCTTGATTTATGATCCAATTCGTAAGGCTTATGATGAGGCTGCCGTGCAAAAGCGTGTGGCACAGCGTGAGGCTAATGAAATTATCATGAAAGCTGCCGCCTGCAAGAATAAGGGCGTGATTCATACCACTATGACAGATGTCAATGGTAAGAAAATTACCTTTGGCTTAACTGGCAAGTATAAAGGTAATGGCACTATGGAGCTCATCACCTTTTTAACTCATATTGGTAATGAATCAAACCTTAATAAGTTGCTAAAAGGTGTTGGTATTACTCGTGAGAAGTTTACTGCGTGGTTCAATGAGGCTCAAAAGGATGGCACTATCACTAAAGAAATGATGGATGCTGTGCAAGCTTATTGGGACTTTAATGCTAAGTATTGGCCTAAGTTACAACAAGCTTACCAACAAGCCTCAGGTATGTATGCCAAAGAGATTAAACCAAGAACTGTTTTGACAGCTTTTGGAGAATATCAAGGTGGCTATGCACCTGCCATGCGTGATACAGACTTAACTATTGGCCCGCTTGATACTACTGGCAACTTAGATACCTTAATTACTGGTAATGCCTTAGGTGAGTTCTTTGGTGAGGCTTCTTTCATGAAGGAGCGCTCCGAGGGATTTACACAGCAGCTCAAGCTAGACTTAGCTCAACAGCTTAGCAACACTGTGAATGTAATTCACTACTCACATATGCTTGCACCTACAACAAGGCTTTACAGAGCTCTTAATAATTCTGCAACTAAGCTTAAGGAAACAATCGACACATATCAGCCTGAATTTGTTGATACCAACTTAGTGCCTTGGTTATCCCGTGCTTTGCGTGATAGTTCATCTAATAGCCCTGCCAATGGCATGGCTTATAACATTTTGCGTACCATTACTAATCGTGTTGGTATTAGCTTTATGTTTGCTAACTTATCAAACGCTGCTCAAGGTGTAACCAACTTATTAGTAGCCGCCTCATATATTCCAAGTGGCAAAATCATTAGCACTTTAAGCCATGCTGTTTTCAACTATGGAACAATCAGAGCTCAAATGATGGATGCATCTCCATTCATGAAACATCGTTTTGAATCGGGCTTTGATAAGACCATAGGCGAGACCATGGATTTAGAGCTGATTAAGAGCCAAGATTTAAACGCCATTGCTAAAGGCGGTAAGGCAACTTGGGAACGCTCAAAGCAATTCATGAGCCACTATGGCTACTTTGCACAGATTTACTCACAGCACATCTTAGATACTGTGGTGTGGACAGCTGCAAGAGAAGATGCAATTGCTAAGGGTATGACTGAGGCTGATGCTATTAAGCATGCTGATAGCGCTATTCGTTTAACACAAGGCTCTAATGATGTATTAGATATTAATAATGTTGAGGCTGGAGGCCCGATATTAAAACTCTTTACACAGTTTACAAGCTACTTTAATACCTTATCTAACCTTGTAATGGTAGAGCTTAGACGTAACATGGGTGATAACCCTGCAAGAATTAATACAGCGCTGCGCTGTGCTCACTCACTTGCTTTAGTGGTTGTTCTTCCTGCCATTATCTCCGATTGGATTGCAGAGGCATTTAAGGGCAATAACGTATTTACTGAATCAGAAGACTGGCAAGAGTTCATGCTCATGCATGCATTAGTACCTACTGGCAAGATGTTTAGTGCTTTAGTCCCTGTCTATGGTTCAGCAGGTACTGTGGCTGCCACTCAATTATTAGGCGGTCAAACTTTTGGTGGTTTAGTTGGTACCCCTGCCACTATTGGAGCTTTTGAAAATACTATTAAATTGGCCCGTTCAGCTATCACTGGTAATGAGCCGTCAAAGCCTTGGCAAGATGGTTTAACTGCGCTTGGTGTCATAACTGGCGTGCCTATTGGTACAGCCTTAGGCCGTCGCCTCGATTATGCGTCAACAGTAGATATCAATACTTTTGATGAGGCTTTACGGTTCTTATACTCTGGAAACCTTAGCGATAAGGAAAAAGAAAAATATCGATAGGAGTGCCTCATGGCTAAGAATGTACCTACAAAACAAAGTGCAGCTTCAACACCCGTTGCGGCTGCAAATCAGGTTTATAGTGGTTCCTTTATTGGTGATTTAACTGGTAACGCTGATACTGCAACAAGGCTTAAGGATGCTTTTCACCTGCATTTAATTGGTGATGTAAAAGGCACTGTTACTACTAATGGCTCTAGCGCCTCAGGTGAGGTAAAAGTACTTAGAGCTGATAGAGCTGATAATGCTAAGCATGCCGAGATTGCAGATAATGTAAACCATGCTCAAACAGCTGATAGTGCAGCTCAAGCTAGCCAAGCATTGCATGCCATTGAGGCTGACTTAGCAACACGCTCAACAAATGCAGACTATGCAACACAAGCGGGCCATGCTACTACAGCAGGCTCTGCTGTATCGGCATCACAAGCTGATGAGGCTACTCATGCTCTTAGTGCTGATAAGACTTTAGAGACTGACCATGCAAAGACTGCCGATGTAGCAACCGTTGCTTTATCCTTACAAAATGACCCTGATAATCCAGTGCCTGAGGCAAGCCATGCAGTGCGAGCTGATGAGGCTTTGCATGCTACCCGTGCGGACTATGATTGTATTGGTCGCTTAATCCATGTTACTTACCTTACTAAGGATGAGGGTGTATCAAAAGATGAGGCATTTGACCAAGATGCAGCTGATGCGCTTTATGCCCGTAAGGATGAAATGATTTTACAAGCCACAGTGTCTGGTAAGGCACATGGCTATGGAACAATTACTAACCAAACTCTTAACATCAAGATTACTGATATTGTAGGAGGTGAGGGCGACGACCTATCAATCTATGAGGATATTATCTTCTTAGATAAAAGTGAGTTGCCTGATAACGCTAATACTACTAAAGCTTACCTTACTAAAGATAAGGTCTTATGGCTGTATAACGCTGATAAAGATGCTTGGTACGATGTACGCTCAAAGCTTACTAAAGAGAATCAAGACACTTTAGACCAAGCTTTAGATAAGATTAAGAACTATGTAGATTTAACCTCAGACCAAGATATTCATGGTGGCAAAGCATTCTGGGATCCAATCTTTGCACCAATCCCTTCTTTTGAAGATGCACCAGACCATGCTGTGGTAGTGCTCCATAACTTGCGTGATATTTATGGACAACTCAAGTGCATGATTAACACTGGTGATAGCAAGATTAAAGAATTGCTTGATAAGTTAGAAGAGCGCATTGAGGCCTTAGAAAAGGTTGTCTATGGCATTTCTAACTTAGGTGATATCTACTTTGCTTACAAGGATTTGACTATCTCTGAAAACACTAGAGATATGATTGAGGGTGCTGTTTACATTGGTTACTTAGAAGAGGATGGCACCTTTATTCCTTTAAATCCTAATGACTTCTCTCAAGTAGACCCTGACCAAGTTCCATACTGGGAACGCCATTTCATTAAAGATAGTAATGGCATTGTTACTTGGAAAGATAAGCCATTTGTACATAAGCAAACTAATGTTAGCTATGTAGTATTAGACCATGTGCCAACCAAGGAAGAGTCAGAGAAATTTGAGTTTGATACTTGGTACTACTACCCTGCAAAAGATGCTATTGGTGATGAGGGCCAAGGCGGTGGTACTCTCAATGGTGAGTTTAATACCATTCAATTCTTAGAGGGCCAAGCTATTAAGGATGGTGCTCCAAAGGTTGGTGAGCTTAACTTCTATGATGCTGGCGATGCTTTAAGTGAAATCACACTGCCTGATGTACCTCCAACTAGACCAACATTAGCAGGTGAATTTAGCTCAATTGCATTTAAGGAAGATGTAAACCTAGCTAATGCAACCCCTGATACTGGTGAGCTTAACTTCTATCATATTGGTGATGTAATTAAGGATTAGTTTTAGCTAGCATGGTGCTAGTGATTTTTAATACAAGGAGGCCATATGGCTATTAAGACAATCGGTATTAGTTTAAAGGATAAGGATGGCAACGCTGGTAAGCTTATTGGTTTATCTGAAAGTGATGTCACTAAGCTTAATACAGCTGTGGCCTTAACTAAGACTAATAAGACTGCCATTGATGAACTCAAGGAAGGCATGAAGAAGTGTGCCAAGCTAGACCAAGCTAACACCTTTACCGCTGCCAATACCTTTGAACAAAACATTATTATGAGTGTGGCTCAAGATGATGTTAACGCCATTGAAGACCAACACTTAGTAACTGGTAAAGCTTTAAAGGCTGTAGCTGCAAAAGCTGGTGGCTCTGCTGGTATTAAGTGGAGTGCTACAGGTGCTCCAGATGAAGGCTCAATGGATGCTGATGTAATTTACTTCTATGCTACAACAGATAGCATCACTGGCTAGGAGGGCTTATGCCTAATACTCCAGTTCCTGGCTCTAGCTTTGAAACCCCGCTCTTTGTGAACGGTGTGATGAAAGCTAAAGACAAGAACAAGCAAACCGTGTGGATTAGTTCCAATACAGCGGGCTTAGGTGGTGGTCATAATCCTATTCATGTTGTGACTGAACTTCCTGACCCACAAAGCTGTGAGACTGGCACTTATCTTGTGATTGACAAATAAGGCTCCGAATATCGGGGCCTTTTTTTATTGGGTATACCATGGCCGCATTAAGTGATTTTAAAGATGTACCCGCTCTTAAGTACATGTATGTAAAAGATGCTAAGAGGGGTAATGAGGCTTTCTTTGACTTTGACGGCGCTATTCATCGTATCCAGGGTATTGAGTACGATTTGACCCGTATCAAGAATGACATCTTAAAGCTTAAAGATAAGTTTAAAGAGCTTGATGCGGCTTTGGAGGCTGTAGAGCAAGCGCTTGATGAAGTTAAGCAAGTTAAGCAAGAGTTGCTTCAAGCTATGGAGCAATTGCAAAACAAGGTTGATGGACAGATTGCAAGCCTTCAAGTTGAGCTTGGCAAGCTAGAGGCTAGAGTTACTGCCCTTGAAAACAGGTGTACAGGTTTAGAGGCTGGTCTTGCTGATACCAACAAGAAGTTAGCTGATGCTCAAAAGAATATCACTGCGCTGCAAGGCGAGGTTACTAAGCTTAAGGCTGACATTGCTGCGCTGCAAGGTGAGATTGCAAAGCTTAAGAATGAGATTAAGCGCCTTGATGGAGAGCTGGCTTTAGTTAAGCAAGATTTACTTGATAACTATGCAAAGCTAAAGAAGGCAAATGTATTTACAGCTGCAAACACTTTTAATGATTTAGTTACTGTCTCACTTGCTCCTAGAGATAAGTTACATGCTGCCAATAAGAAGTATGTAGATGAGCAAATCGAGAAATTTAAGGTACCGACTGGCACTGTAGTATCTTTTGCTGGTCAGATTGTGCCTGATGGTTATTTACTTTGTGATGGTTCAAATATCTTAAAGGTTGATTATCCAGACCTTTATAAGGTCTTAGGCGGTTTCTATGGAGAGACTGATACTACTTTTAGGCTTCCTGATTTGCGTGACCGCTTTATTCAAGGCGGCTCAATGCCAAGTCCACAATCTCAAGAGCCTGCATTACCAAACATCATGGGTACCTTTACAGGTTTTGGAGACCCAATCTATACCGATGGAGCGTTTAGGGCTGAAATAGCTCCAGATGCTAGAGGTAAGGTTGCATCAGGTGCACAAGACGGCATGCTCTTTATGGACTTTGATGCATCACGCTATAGCTCATACTACAAGAACGGCGTGGCTAAGGTTACACCGCCATGTTACATCATGATGTTTTTAATTAAGGCCTAAGCATATGACCATGAAATTAATCCCTACATATCGCTTTGATAAATATGGCTACTACTGTGGACAAACTCGCTCAATGCAAGATAGTGTTACTGGCCTTATCACTTTACCTGATGATTGCGTTGCTTTTCCTCCTGGTGATGATGAGCTGCATTGGCGCATTAGTATTGATAAGACCTGCTGGCAACGTGTGCAGGGTGTTGAGGAAATGGCACTTGATGAGCTGATTGCCTTTTGTAAGGACAATACCGACCGCAATGCCATGATTAAGAGCCGAATCTTGACAGAGGCTGCCCGTAATAGTGATTACCAAGTGTTAAAGGACAATGAGTATGACCTTTGGTACGTGGTTAAGCGCCCTAATAATCCTGCGCTCAATGAGTTAGTAGCACTTAAGAAGAAGTTCTTTGATGTTATGAGTGAGCTTAAGAATCAGCATGCTGGTGCTCTTATGTCTGATGATACTCAAAGAGCTAAGGCTTTGGCTCATTGTTATCAAATGCTCTTAGATGCTGATAGTGTTGATGATATCAAAGCTGGCATTGAGCTTTTTGAAAACATGGAACTTGACTATGAGCATGGTGAGAGCTTGATTAATGATGCAATAACAGCTAAGAGCTTGACAGTCCTTATGGAGCAAGATGCCTTAAAGCGTGGTGTTGAGCTTGATAAGTATGTAGCTGCCTTAGAAGTTTATGCTGATGCTCTAAGTGGTCGTGAGGCTAAGGAGGTTTAGCATGGCTAAGAAAGTTGAGCTTCCTGACAACTTGCGTTATCTGTACACCAAAGATGCTGCAAGCGGGGCACAAGCTGGCTTTAATGTGCAAGCAGTGCGTGACAGGCTCACAGAGATTCAATATGACCTTGACCACATTCAAGGTGATATTGACCAGATTATTAATGGTGATTTAAGCAATATCTACCAAGATATTACTGATATCAAGAATAGACTTGATGCACTTAGGCAAGAGTTTAATCAATTCAAGATTGAGATTAAGAATGAGATTGATAATCGCTTTGATGAAATTACTAAGTACATTGAGGCTAAGTTCCAAGAAATTGCTAAGCAGCTTGAGAATCTTGGCAATGAGCTTGATGAAGTTAAGCGCACTTATGAACACTTCCCTACAGGCACGCAAATGCTCTTCTATCAAAAGAGTGCACCGCCTGGCTGGTCAATTGTTACAGGCCTTGATGATTCTATCATTCGAGTGAACGGGGTTAGGGGTGGTGAGCTGGTTAATGGTGCAAGCTTTACTCAAGTAATGACGGATAGAGTGACAACTGATGATGGCTCGCACATTGTAAGTGGCAACACGTCAGACATTACCATTGGAGCTTCTAGCACCACTGCAAGTACTGCCTTATCTGAAAGTCAAATGCCTAAGCATAAGCATACTGGCGGTGTTGGAAATAATGGCGTGGATATAGGCCCTAGACCTTACAAAACTAATACTTCTATCGGTCACGTGCCTACAAAAGAATGGGATGAAAAAAAAGGAATAGGCTTACAAGGAGCTCATGGAACATTAACAGGAACAGCTTATGTGGTTGCGCCTATATGGCAAGTTCCACAATTAACTCTTAAAGCGAATACAACCACTCATGTTCAAAATGATCAATACGTATCTAAAGATGTAGTTGGTTTTGGTCTATCACTACAACCTTTAGACAATATCATTGGAGGTGCCGAGGCTGGTGGCGGTGCTGGTCACTCTCACTCTTACTCATTCAATGCTGGCTCTCACTCTCATACATTCCAACAAAACATTGCCGCTCATAATCACTCAATTAGCATGTCTATTAAAAACATCAGCGTAATTGTCTGCAAGAAGGAGATTGTCTTCTAATGCCATTATGCCCTTTTTCACAACATGAATGCCCTGAACATAACAAGAAGGGCGGCTGTCAATTATGGGTCGATGCCGTAACTAACAGCGGCCCAGTGCAGGGAAACTTATCAGGATGTGCCATGGTTGTGTCTGTGTTACTTCAAGCACATGGAGTAAACACACAAGCTGCCATGGTGGATAGCATGAGCAAGGTGCAAGCAGAAATATCACATGCTCGTGTTGAACAATTACAGTATCAAAACCATAAGCGCATCATGCAAGCTGCGCTTAGTAATCCAATTGAACTAAAAGAGGAGCTGTTGTAATGGCTGAAAATGTTAAAGGCTTAGCCATGCGTTACAAGCATGATGGCTTTGTTTATGAGTTAGATAGTGGCAAGCTAGTGCACACTAAAGGTGAGCAAAGCATTGATGGCAAGAAGGTCTTTAAGACAGTGCCACAAGTTGAGGGTGCTCCAGTTGAGGATAATGATGTAACTAATAAGAAGTACGTGCAAGATGCATTGGATGCCTTTGCAGCTCCTAAGGTTGCTTCTTTTACTATCACTGCTACAAACAGCGCTAATGCCGCTCAAGGCGCTGCCCCTGTAGAGATTAACAAGCTTAAGATTTTCTTGGCTGATGGCCGTCGTTTAGCCCCCGTATTTATGGAGGAGGGCGACCTCAAGGGCTCAACAGAGGCAAAGCTCTTAGTGCTTACTCTTAACAAGCAAGACCAAAGCGATTTAACACCAACTAAAGTAGCAAAGACTAAAATTGAAAGTTATGCCCTAAAGGATGGTGAGTTCTTAGGCAAGCTTTATCCTTGTAAGTTCTTTGGACAACATCAAGACATGTACTCTAATAGTGATT